GCAAGCTTGGAGTTCTGGTACTGAGTTGGTGTCATGTGCTACGATATACTTCTTAGCAAGTCCAGAGTGTAGATCCAACTCTTTCGTCATATGATAAGCTTTGTGGATACTATCGATCAACAACATATCTACCTGTTGACCTACTGCACCTAGACCAGAACTATCAACTTCTTTCATAACAAGTTTAATGCCGTTCTCTCGTGCATAGTGTTCTGCATGGGGTTGACAGAATTTACGATAACGGCTCATGTCGATATCCACACCTTCTACATAATCAAATCCACTTAGAAGTGCATTGGCTAGTGTGCCACCTTGGTGCGTACCCAACTCACGATAGGAAGAACATTCAGATGCATAGAACTTGATTGCGTCATGTTGACCACAATAATCATCACCATGCGCACCTTCTTGACCACTACGGATCTCATCATAAAATTCTACCAAGTTCTTTACATGGCCTAGTTCAACATTAATCATATCGGTTCCTTAAAGTATTCGATGTTATCTATACCCTCATATTCTCGGTTGTGGGCAATAAAGATCTTATCATATTCTGGTAGTCTATCTATAACGACACTACGGTCTACTAGTGGCATCCCAATTAGTCATAATCTCCACTTCTCAACAGGTTTGTTAGCAATATCTTTCATCTTTGAGGTATCAAAGTCGCCCTTACCTCGTATTTGTACATGTACAAACTTAGTATCTTTTGTTCTTAAATCATTGATAGGTCTTGGATCACGTGTCTCTGGAACGTAGTTTACTGAGCTATTCCAAGTATAGTCTAGCAACCCCCAATTGACACCACACATCATTACATTCAAATAGTTCTGATCAAGTGTATAAAATCTAGGAAATCTACTAGCTCCGCTTATGTAATTACTAACCGATAAATCAAAGTTACCGACAAGAGTACGAAACTTCTTCCGTCCTTCTTTAGAATATAAAACGACACCAGAATTAAATACTCTTACTCTACCGTCTTCAGTTCTGGGTACAGACGCTCCATATGTACGTTTAGCCCATTCTGCCCACTCATTATCTCGTGCACCAGTAATACCACCAACATTGTATTTGGCTCTTGCCTCTGGTTGGTTCCATTCTTCGGCAATCAATACATCACGATCATTCATCTCATCAAAGATATTATCAGTAAGCCCATCAATAGGAATGATATCACAATCTGCAAATAGGATGTTGTCATACTTATCAAACTCAGGATCAATCACTGGACGAAATGCGCCATAGTATGGATTGCTCTTAATCCACCCCTGATTATCATCAAAGATATATTCAGCACCAATTCTCTTAGCATAATCTTTCATAAGAAGAACACCAGCCGCCACACCAGTAGTTACCTTACCCTCATAGTACTGATATATTAGATTAGACAATTTTCTTCAACTCCTCTACGTTCTCGCCTCTAGCAGGTAGTTTATCCTTAAGGAAGAAGTGAATGAAGTGTGCGTCTTTCAGAAGTTCATTGGGAATAGCAGTGTACAACGCATTAAACTTATAGTCTAAATGCTTTACCTTCATACCAGTCATATTAATGAATGTGTTGAGTAACGTCTGATCCGTAGACCATTTCCATGTGCCCTTACCATCAACGAATGCTTTAAACATAGGTTGGGTGATCCACTCTTTGGGTGACATACCATTTAATTGTTTTGAGAACGATTTATTCATAACCATCATACCCATGTTCATAAACGCACCACCATTAGGGTGATTGAAGTCGAAGTCCATACCAGACTGACCGTCAAGAGAACCATACTGCATTCTAGAATAGTTACGAATCTTATTAGCGTATTGAGGAGTTACAGGCATCTCACGTTCATAGACACCACCAAAGTCATGATCATCTAACTCGTCAAACACATTAGGGGAGTTCTCACGAATGTAGATGTCACTGTCGATGATAGCGATCTGATCATACTCAGGGAAATACTCAAAGGCATTCTCTTTCTCAAAGATGGGCAGATATCCCAAACGAGAAGCACCCTCACTACGGTTAGTAGTAAAGGGGTCTGGTTTGATAAACAGTTTAGGTGATGTCAGTAGAACATAATCAGCGTTAATGCTATCGGCATATGCCTTTACACTCTCGGTACACCAATTGTATAGGTTAGACGATTGCCCAACATATACTTGATAGATCAATCTTTTCATAACAAACTTTCATATTACTTCTTGGCGGCATTAGACTTGATAGCGGCGGCACCAAAGAATGCCGCAATTATTCCTGCAACTGCAATGAAGTACACACCAGCCATATCACCAAGGATCTTGGCGGCACTGTCTACTCCAAACACAACTGCTAGGATAACCGCAAATGGATAGCCCAACATTCCCACGAGACAGAACCATGCCATGGCTCTTTGGGCGTCTTCCTTCTTGTCTTCGTTCTCAAGACGGATTAGACGCTCTTGTCGTGCTATTTCTGCATCAGTAATGACACCGTCATTATTACTATCAGCACTATTAAGATCTGAGTCGACACACAGCACCTTTGGGGTTACGCCGAACGAATTCGGTTTTTCTGCTATTGGCATTGGCCTCTCCTATAATAGCTTTAGCAATGTCACAGGCTCTCGTCTTACGAGTAGACTGTTTTACAAAAGCTGTTAAACTATCTATATCACTTTTAAATGACTTTTTGTTCTTAAACATAATATCGTCAAATTCTGAGCGTAGGTTCAAGATGGAGAAGATGTTCATTTTCGTAGCTTCCAATCAGTCCAGTTGTTGATAGAATAAAATTTAGAGAAGACAAACGAGTAGTTCATCTTCCCATTACGCTTACGTTCCCACTGTTTAGCTGAGTGGGTTTTTAGCTTTGTCGGCCCAATAGAGATCAACCGTTTCAAGTAACTTGGGAACCCAAGTGTCACGGTGCTCTTTATATACAACAGGTTCATGTCCATCTACATCCATTATTGTTACTAGGTTTGTGATGGGCATTCCTGTACGCTCTTCCCACATAATAGCATATGCGGCTTCCTGTGCAAAGTAGCTTGTTACCCATTCACGTTTCTTAGGTCTTTTACTTGTTTTGAAATCAATTATACTAGGTACTCCATCAAAGTATCCAATACAGTCAACTCGTCCTGCCACACCAAGGTGTTTAGAATAGAGTGGAGCTTCTTGAATAAAGATGTCACCAATACGCTCATCTAAGATGGGCATAAGGTTCATCCAACTTTGTATCACATCATGTGTATATTTAGTAGGATCGATAGTTTCATTATCTAGGTACTTCTCCACAATATCGTGCACTGCCGTGCCTCGTGTGGAAGCCCGATGGGAAACCTTATTGGCTTCCTCATCTCCTACTTTTCTTCGCCATGCGGCAATCGAGTCTCGGCTAAGGATTGATAATACAGTGGTGATACTAGGATATCGATTACCTTCTGGATCGATATACGTTCTACCAGTTGACTTGGTTTCTGCCAGTAGGTCTTCATACCCTAAGTCCAATGGCGTGTGGTTGAACTTTCTCATTCTCTAAATCCTTCACTTTCTTTTCAGTGGGCTTAATTCGAAGGTCTTTCTCTAAAGCCTTAACCTTGTTTCGTCCCATTTTCTTATTTCTTGGATCATATCTGGCGAATTTAGCCATTACCTTACTCCGTTCATCTCCTTGGTCATAATATAATCTCGTACAATCCCTGATCGTACAATGTCTTTCCAATCAAAGTTTACAGTCGTGAAGTCTTTCATCTGCTCCAATAGGTTTAAGAAAGGGGGCAGTCCATTCTTCTCGTCCTCAAAGCGGAAATCCGACTGATGAAAATCTCCGCAAAAGATAATCTTACAGTTGTTGCCGATACGAGTGATAACTGAATCTAGCTCGTGAAAGGTCAAGTTCTGCATTTCGTCAACGACAATGATTGTGTCGTTTAGTGTGATACCACGAATAAAAGACGTACTCTCAAAAGAAACACTGTTAGCCGCTTGTAACTTCGTCCATGCTTGGTTGTCTTGAAACAACTCAGTCAGGATCCCCAAATAGGGTGCGGCATAGGCTTGCTTCTTTTCGTCTTCATTTCCTGGTAGAAACCCAATATCCCTTGTAGGAACAATAGATCTGATTACCGTTAGTTTATCATATTCTGTCTCTTTGTCAAGCACTTCTTCAAGACCTAAAGAGATTGCTAGGAACGTTTTACCTGTACCAGCAGATCCTGACAGAACAAGGTTATCACCCTCTTCCCATGCTTCACACGCCAATGCTTGGTTTTCGGTAATCGGTTCAAATTCAGCCATATTATCCAAACGTAGGATCATGCTCTTGGTAGTCTGTTTACGGCTCATATTTTCATTTTGCTTTCTCGACCTGCGTGTTTGTGCATTGATTTAGTCAAGTCTTTCCACCCATCAGAGGTCTTGGCAATAGAACCACCAACTGAAGATAGGATCTTGGGTGTAGATAAAACTTGGGTGTAAAGGGGGTTTTCAGATAGATACTCTGTAAGCTGAGACCAAGACATTACTGTGTCCCACTCTTCATCACTACTGGTATCTCGTATTGTATATACTGGCATGCTATGCTTCCATTATGTGTTACGCTTTTATATAGCTACGTTGTACTCTCCACCTTTGCTTAACAATGTTACTTTATTATACACACGTTAGGCAAAGGTGTCAAGCGATTCGTTTTTCCTAATTAAACTTAGCGTGTTCCGATACTACATCTGCGATATGTTGATCTATGAACTTTTTCTTTAACATGATCTTATGAACTAGATCAGTTCTACCCTTCTTCTCTAGTTTTTTTCCATATGTTGTAAGCTCACGACTGTCTCTTTTGAGACGTTCAATTTGTGCTGATATCATATTAGTAAGTTTTCCTTAAAGTAAAAAAGGTCAACCCACGAGTGAGACGACCTTTGTTATAGTTGTTATGGGTGGATATTCATTAGCCAGATGCATCCCTGAGTAAGCCAGGAAATGCTTCGTAAACTACCTTGCGGGTCAAACCTTTTACTGCACGTTTTTGATTAACCATATTGATCACGTGCTTGGCGTCTTCTGGATGAATTGACTCCAGAATTTCTACAAACAAGTTCTCTCTGCGGATGGGGGGCATGTTGTCCCCAGGACCACCTTTAATGAAGTTAACAAACTTCTTGTGCTGTCGGTGAAGGTTGGATGGTTCGGAACCATTTTTGTTGGGCGTATATGGTGGTGCGCCCACAGGCAAATTCCACACAATAGTGCTGTCCATAGTTCCTCGAATGATGTCCTTTAAAGGCCAAGATTCGTTCTTCTTAAGGATCTCGACACGATCCTCTTTAGTTGATGCTTTGACTAGGTCTTCAAGCACCTCATATACTAGTGTCATTAAATAAACTCTCCTACACTTTCAATTAATAATCTACATCTGTTAGTCAAGAGATAGTTAAGAACCTTGGTGTTATTTGCCGTAGGATCTTGGCTATCGTAGTTATTTATAATATCTTGTTTGACAACTTCTGGACATTCCTTCAAGTCGATCAACTTTCTGTTACGATGTATATTACGAAGCACTTCATCTCCCAATGCAGATGGATCTTCCATGAGCATTGCCTTCTTCTTGGCAGTCAGTGTATTCTGCCTACGCTCATCCACAAAGACATTATCATCAGACAGTACGTTAGGCACACCATCAGACGAGTCTCCCTTGAGGATGTGATCAGCTAGGAATAGTCGTGGATTTGGCTCCACTAGGAACTTTTTAGTAACCGTCGAATACTGCTTAACGTTCTTCATCGTCTGCAACTGCAAAAAGTCTTTATCTCCTGAGACGATCATGACAGGCTCGTGCTTGCCAAACTCTTGAGTTTCGTAACACAACTGAGCAATCGCATCATCGGCTTCACAGCCCTCTTGATGGATGACCTTGTATGGAAAGTTGTCACGAATGTCATCACGAACAAGATCTGAACAACGGTACACCTCATTCCAATCGACCTTGCTCTCATTACGAGTTTTCTTACGCTTGGCCTTATATTGTGGAAAGATCTCTCTACGAAAGTTATTCGTACCATTATCAGCAACAACACAGATCTCTCCATATTCTCGTTGAAACCTTCCACGATATATGCGGATTTGGTTAAGGATCATGTGCCGCATCGAATCCTCATCAGGCAACATCTTTGAGGCTAGAAACGTACTAATCGCAACAGCATTATAATCAATTAATATCATATGAACTCTTCCATTCCCACATCACGGTGATCAATAACGAAACTCTCTAACAGATTCGTACTATTAGCTTCGGTAACCCAAGTCATAGCTTGCTCATCTGTATAGAAGTAAGCTTCCTCGGTAACGTCATTATATAGCTTATACGTAGCCACAAACATTTTTTGTTTTAGTCCCATTCTTTATAATCCCCACTCTCTTCATTATATTCAAATCCCATATGGTATTCATGGGTCTCTTCGGTAGTCAAATTATCTACACGTGGATTTTGATGAGTACCATTAGGGTACTTGTGTGGGTTGCATCCCCGACGATAGTAGGAATCCATCATACCTCTGTCAAAAGGTCCACCATGAGTTGCGTCAAACTCTTGGTCTTTAAACGTTAGCGTATCCATTCGAATCACTCCTATTTGCTTTCACAACTAATATAGCATGTAGAAAATAGGGTGTCAAGACTAATCGTAACCTAGACGTGCCACCTTAGCGATCTCTTTGGCGTCTTCTTCTAGTCTATCAGACCAAGCAACATCAAAGCCTGTGAGCCGATAACAGTATTCATGGTTCCCCCACATGCGTTTAAGGTAACTGTTATAGATCTTTTCGATCTGATCTAAGTCATTTTGCTTGGGGATCAGGTGACCCTTGACCGCCCAATGCAGTTCGTTAGCCATTTTAACGTCTACCATTGATCATTTCCGGGGCTAAATGAGAAACGTGCTTTGAATGGCACTTTAACCCTATGAATTCATTGTAATAATTAGGGTCAAAAAGTACGTTTTTCTCGAATTGTTCTTTAGCTTCCATATAAGACATTTCCCCCTTACTGACACACAAACGCACGATAGAACGTCTAAAACGATCTCCACTATGTTCGGTCAGTATTTGTTTGATTGCTTCGTTGGATCCATAGTAATCCATCCAGTCGGATTCTTTTACTATCACACGTTTACGGTTCTTTCCCTTAAGTGGTGGCAACCGCCTAGTAGACCAAAAGTTCTTCTTGCCGATATACTTCATACCGTTAGCGGTATCAAGGATCTCATACACAAAACCCACCCACGATGATAACTCATCAGGGGTGGGCTTAAATTCTTTATCTTCTAATAACCACATAATTCACCTTTTCATTACGGTGTTATTTAGTCATATTCTAACTCTTCATATCCTTCTTCTTCCATAATGATTGGATAGCCACACATAGGACAGTGGCAAGGAACTTCTCCTGAGAGTACTTCTATCAAAGTTTCCTCTTCACAGATCGTACATTCGTGTTTGATTGGTTTCGCCATTTACGCCTCACATGCCACACAGTTCATGATATCTCGTACCAATTCCTGGGCTGGGTTAGCTGATCGTTGGTAATAGAACGTCTTGACGCCCAACTTCCAACCTTCGATAATCAAAGCATTGACATCTTTTGCTGGTACATCGGGATGGATCAGAATGTTCAAGCTCTGTGCCTGATCGATATACTTCTGTCGAGCACCTGCTTGCTGTACAATGACCAATGGTGCAATCTCTGAAAATGTCTTAAAGACAGCTTTCTCTTCATCAGACAAGAAGTCTAGTTGTTGTACGGATCCACCGTGCTTCAGAATGTCCAACCAAGTCTTATCATCATTCTTACCATGCTTTGTCAGAATATCATCAAGATATGGGTTGCGGTATGTAAACTTACCTTTAGCCAAGTCTTTGGTGAAGTAGTTAGAAGCCAATGGTTCGATAGAAGGTGACACTTGACCTAAGATGAAAGACGAACTTGTTGTCGGAGCAATTGCACATGTAGTCAGGTTGCGCATACCATAACCAAGCATACCTTCTGGTTCACCATATTCAATAGCAAGTTCTTTAGATGCCGCCCAAGAACGGTCTTGAATGAACTTAGAGATCTCAACAGTCAGGATGTGTGCATCAAACGACTCAAATGGGATCATCTTAGACTGTAGGTACGAATGCCAACCAAGTTGACCTAGACCCAAAGCTCTCCAACGTCGAGCAAACTTGTTAGACGAACCCATGAATGCAACATCATCAGTCTTCTCAATATATTCTTCCATGACAGCATCAAGGAACCAAATCATGGTCTCAACAGCGTCTGTCTCTTTCCACTCATCATACTTCAGTACGTTCATAGATGCTAGGTTGCACACAAACGATTCATCTTCTGAAGATGGTAGTGCAATCTCTGAACATAAGTTAGATGCCCAAATCTTGATACCCTGATCACGCAATGCTTTTGGTGCGGCATTATTAATCGTATCTTTAAAGAACAAATAAGGATAGCCACTCTCACGGCGTTTGCGTAGGATACGTGCCCAAACAGTACGCTTGTCCTGATCACCGTCGATCATAGACTGCATCCACTCATCACCAATACAAACACCAAGGCTTAGATTGATGATAGAGGATCCCTCTTCACGTGCATCTAGGAACTCCATGATGTCAGGAGATTCAACATCAAGATATGCCGCCATGGATCCACGACGAACATTACCCTGTGCCACAACATCAACTGTTGTTTCCCATAGGTTCATAAAGTGTACAGGACCATCGGCTGTACCACCACTCTTAATAGGAGAACCTCGGTGACGTAGCGCACCAAAGTATGCAGATGTGCCTGCACCCATCTTAGTCTGCATACCAACTTCTGCAACCTTAGCTAGGATCGATGGCATGTTGTCCTCTACCTTAACCCCATTACATGAGATTGGTAGTCCTTTACTTGTAGCATAGTTTGCCCACACAGGAGAAGACAACGAATAGAAGCCACGACTCATATAGTCGTAGAACTTATCAGCCCATCCTGTGCCTTCCAGGCCAAGAGATTTCTCCCCAGCCTGTGCAATATTTCTTGTTCTTTCTTCAACGGTCATATTACCGTCGATGTATCCACGGCTCAAAAACTTCCGTGAATCATCATTTGCCCATTTGAAACCCATCATATATCCTCTAAAATAAATCGTCTGCGGAGATGCCTTTACCCTTTGCATACTCAACAGGTCTCTTCTGAAAGAAGTCTGTCATGTTTGCGCCAAATAGTTCTTCATCAAACCAGAACGTTTGCTTAATGTGATCATCGTCATAAACGATTTCACTGCTATCTATGCCAATCGAATCCATGCTATCTGACATGCGTTTCGCAATGAAAGACTTTAGGATATCAGCACTTAGACCATCGGCGGTGTGTCCGTCCATAATCCATTCAATAACTTTACTCTCAGCCTTCAAAGACTCAATGCACTCATGCTTGATACGCTCTTCTAGCTCTTCGTCAAACAGTTCTGGATACTCTTCACGCAATGTCTGGATCAGCTTGATGCCAACTTGAGCATGCAACATCTCTTCGTTACGTGTGTATTGTACTTGTTGTGCACAGTCCTTCATTACCGCTTTGTTGCGATTCATGTGCATGATAATGTAGAACTGTGAGAACAAACTAACATTTTCCACGAACAATGTAAAGAGGATAATTGAGTAGATGTACTGCTTTCGGTCATCAGCATATACTTTTTTATTGTATTTACGTAGGTAATCTACACGACCCTTTACGACCTCTACATTGAGGTTCTCTTCGAATACATGGGTGAGGTGTAGAACATCTAAGATCTTTTCATAAGCCATGTTGTGAATGACTTCTGAGTTCGCCATAGCGTAACCTAGATCTTTAATTGATGGATGTGGTAGGTTGTTACCCACGTCTGCCCAAAATGATTTAACCGCAATTTCAATCTGTCCAATAGCGGACATTGTTTTGACAACAACTTGTTGTTCTGCTGGAGTTAAATCATTTTTGAATTGTGAATAGTCTGAGCGGAAATTGAATTCTTCGGGTGTCCAAAAGCCTTTCCAAATCGCTTCAATGAACTGTTTAGTCCAAGGGTATTGATCAGGCTTTCGTGAGATTTGTTCTTCGAACAACATAAAACGGCGTCTCCATAGAAAATGGGATGAGAGAATACTCATCCCAGTTGGTAGTAGTATATAGCATGTTGGGTAGTTTGTAAATAGCTAAATGTAGTAGATAATCAAATTAATGTACTACATGTGACACTAAGGCTCAGATGGTGTTAGAGCTTCTTCATAGTAGCCTACAACAGCCTGTGTGTCTTTGATATATCGACGTAGATCCCCAATACCCAAGGCAAGGTTTTCATATCCTTTAGGTGTAATAGCAAAGAAGACTGGTTGTCCAGTATCGTTTTGAACTCTCGCTAGGAATTCCTCAACGTTATCTCCGTTAACCACATACCAATCCACAGGTGGCATTGATACACCTTTGGGACGTGCTTGGATAGGCACAGATTGCTTCACAAACTCTGTCTGTGTAATGATTTTTGGTTCGATTAGTCGAGACGCCGCCCCGCAGTTAATCAGCAGTAGCGGTGCTGTCAACAGGAGGAGATGTCTCAGTTTCAATTCTTTTAATAAGTTTAGCGACTGCATTGTCAACCCTTTCTTCCAAACCTTGTGGGTTTGTTATAGCTTCCATAGTTAAATCAATCTTCGAGAACTTGTTTCTCAAAGCGTCCAAGTGCACCTGTGAGTTCTGTAGTGCTTTAGATAGGTTTGCGTTCAATTCTTCATTACGTTCCGCATTCTCTGTCATCGTTTTGATTGTGTTAGCTTGTGTGACCGTAACGGCCTCTAGCTTCACATTGTTCTCACGAAGAGTATTCATAGTTTCTTGGCTCCATAGGTAGTATTTGTAACCACCATATCCAGCCGATCCCATAATCCCCACGACTATAAGAAATAGATATACTTTAATCATAACTCAATCCTTCCACAAACTTCCTAAACCGCTTTAGCAGTACAGGCTGTTTCTTCTTTGAATGTCTTTTGTCAGTTACATTGATCTCTTTAGGCTTAGGCAATGCATTCGGTGCCATGTCCACGCCACCATGAGCGATAGAGTTAGTCGGCGCATCTTCTTTAATCATCTGATTAGTTCCCCTGCCGTTATATAGATATTTTTACCTGTTCTCATATGAGTTACCTCATAGATGTCTAATCCTAGAACTTCGCCAACAGGGAATGTATCTTCTTTAATTCGTACTTGATCTCTTTTGATAACAACTTCATCACAAGTTTCGTTGATTACCTTACTTCCGTTCACCCTAAACACTCCGGGAGACAGTTGCTTGTTTTCCAAAACAAACCACTCGCTGGACTCTGCTACCATATCAACTGGATCTATACCACTCTCTTTGAGGATCTTGTCAAAGCAGGTTACTCCATACTTCTCCTTTAAAAGGAATAGTGCGGCGGCATATGAGCCAAATCGTTTACCAGGCAAAAGCCTCTTGATGTTGAACACGAGCTTATGAAAAGCATTATAAACATTCTTGTCTTCTGGTGTGACTGCTTTCTTTATAACTTTTCCCGAACCGTCAATAAGACCTGCTTCGAACGCACCTGTGTTTTCCCAAGGCGTGGTTAGTAGCCTCAGAAAACGCAAGGTGTATACTAGATCTCCTGCTCTGGATAGAATGCCCATTTAGATGTTCCTCAACCTTTCGACCACTTGTGGATCCATAGGCGTATTTGTTATTTCGTCGTTTTTAATGTATCTTAGAAAAACTAAGAATGGTTTTATCACACTCATCTGACTATCCGTCAGTTTAATCTTCAACATATTAACACCCGGCGTGACACCAAACACATTATGAATGACTATCAAGTGATTGAGTATTAAGCGGTCAGCTAGGTAATCTGTTTCGATATACCTATTCACCAACCGCTTAATATACTTAAGTCGTTTTAAGTCCTCTATGAATTCCTCATGATCTGAACCAAGTGGATTGTAGTAATGCTTGGCGGCATATAGTGGGATGTTATCCTCAGTTAATTGCATTTCCATAGATTGTTCACTTTGATTAGGAGAATTTATTAATTGCTTTCTTAACACTATCTATCAAAGTTTTTCTACCCTTTCGGCGGTCAAGTTCGATACCATTTTGACGCCCAAGAGCCTCAAGTTGTACCTTAGTCATACTTTCCAAGTCGCCTGCAACAGGAGCTTCAGTCAACATAGAAGGTTCTGGTGTTTGTGGAACTTCCACGATTACTTCTGGTTCACCGTTCATATGGCTCATGTACTCATCTACCTGTTCTTGAGTGAAGCGCATAGGCTTCAAGATTTCTCTACGTGCATGGTGTTTCCAACCACGTACTGTTGGAACTGCCTTTGAGCACCATTGTGGGGGTTTAATCATTTACATCCTTCCTTCTGGCTTATCCGCCTTCAAGTCGCCTTGCTTATTGTCGTTTGGACGAAGTGGAGCGGCTTTCATTGGGTTATCAATAGCATGTTTATTCTTAGCCATTGCAATTGTAATGTCAGCTTTATCCGCTTGCTTGTCTGCCGTGCCCATCTTCTCATGGTCATCAACAAACTTCTTTTCTTCACCAGATTGATTATCTTCTGGATCCATAGCTTTAACAGAGTTCTTAGTTTGGTCACCACGCATCTTTTCCATGATGCGATTGTATACAGTCCACTTAGTATTTTCTGTTTTGGTTTCTGCTTTAGGATTCATAACAGCCTTCTCAGCACCACCCTTTTCAACTTCAGGATTCTTTGGGCAATCCTTAGCATGGTTCTCTGTAGATCCATCACATTCGTTACAAGGAGTAGTTTCATCCGATTCTTCGGTGTAAGCTTTAAGAGACTTACGGCGACCAGATTTCACATGGCGACCCATAGCATCAGCATGAGCTTTATCTTTTGCACGTTGAATTTTAATGGAGTCTACACCAATCTTTGGAGCACGTTTGCGACGAACGGCTTCTTCAAGATCGTCCATTGCTTCCATCAGATCGTCATCCACAACTTCATCACCCGCAAAGGATTCCATGAAGTCTTTGACCTTCTTACCTTTGATGATCAGAGTAGTGATTGCGGTAGTGGAGATCCACTTGATGTCAGCATTAGCCAGTTGGATGAGTTCTTCATCACCAAACTTCTTGACCATTGCACTCATCTTGACTGCATTGTCAGTAGAGATACGGTCACCAGTGGTCTCGTACTTCTTCTTCATGGCATCGATCTGCTTAGGGGAAAGACCTTCAGTGAGATCTGTGTCCTCTTTGGCAATAGATTTGCCAACAGCCTTACGGCGTTTATGAAGATACTCATCAGATTCGTCTTCATCACCATCGTTGTCGATATCTTTATCTTTACGATCTGCGAACTTCTTCTTAGCGGCTTTAGGATCTGCTTTATCCAGACCTTCGCCATCATCGGACTTGTCGTTAGAAGCATCTTCTTCTACTTCTTCCTTCTTGTCCCACGGTGCCTTCTTAAGAGACACTTTATCTTTTGGTTGAGCATCTTTAGCGGCTTTAGCCAATGCTCTTTGCTTTAGTGTAGCTTCTTGGACTTCTGCGTATGCATCGCCCAATCTGTTCATTACATCTTTTTCCATGTGTGTTTTCCTTTTACATCCACAATTGGGCGGCAATTGATCCTGAGATAGCAACAACTGCTACCCAGAATAGTTTGTTAATGAGACCTACAGTTGCGGCATTGTCCGCAACCGATTTCTCTATATCATCCAGTTTCTGACTGAACTTATTCATTCTATCATAATTTGCAGAGTTCTTCAACTCCATTTGTATCAATTTTTCTTCGGTTCTTGCGATAGCAATTAGTGCGTCAGACAGTTTATCTATCTTCGCTTCGATTCTATCTAATCTGTGCAAATCATTTGGCATGTGTTAATCCACTTTTTCCATTTTTATGTTAACGTTTTTACTGTTTTGGTCTTGCGGATTTACGTCCATGACGTGTACTCCAGTATCGTTCCCCCCGCTTATTTGGGGGTGGAGGATTTGTACCTTCTTGTATATAGTTATCGCCAAACCGAACAGGAGTGATGTCACTAGTATCATTGTCAACATACACACCATAGTCTTTATTGGCCTTCGGGGTTCTAAACGGATCATTTAGTTTAACCTTTCTACCTTGATATTCCGCTTCTGTTATAAAACTTGCAAATGAATATTTGGTATCTGGTTTGGCTACATCTTCCTTAACATGTCCGCACACTTTACCACTAACCTTCTCCACTGACTCCAACCATTGACGTGTTCGTCCTTTGGCTGTGTCAACAATCAGGTAGTTAGCACCAAGCATTGAGATAGTTCCTACCTCATCACTTTCTTTAATAATTACGGTATCTCCGAGCGAAAAGAGATCTCCATTTACAAAAGCTTCACGTTCTTCAGAGACTGACTCTAGTTCTACGTGATGCCTAAACGATGCTTCTTCCTTAATGCCCATAGCATTACGAATATCGCTGAATAGCTTTTTCGCATCTGGATTACTTAAAGGTTTGGGTACACCCTGTGAAAATGTGGTGAAGTCGTTGGCCTTCGCACTTCCACGTTGTTTGCTAGAACTTTCTAAATCTGGATTTTCGCCAGCCGATACGACTGTGATCTTCTTAAAGTTATAGAAACCATGTCTACCCTTGACACCGTTATACTTTTGTAGTAGAATCTCGAATTCGTTTACACGCTCAGATCCAACAGTCATCACAACAGTCTTAAAACCCTCATCATATAGCACAGTTGCTACATCTATAGGTTTCTTAACTTTAGTGTTGACCATGATCTGTCGAGCATGCTTGGGAAACATCTTTCGAGCATACTTAATCTTTTCTTTGTACGACAAGGGGTTCTTGTTCTTGTCTTGACTTTGTGACAAGTAAACCCTATATGGATTCCTACCCGCTTTAGCCGCTAGTTTATTCAATAGTTTGTCATGATCAATAGTCGGAGGATTCATTTCACCAAAAGTAAAATGAACAGCTTGCTCCTCTTCGACTAAGAACTGGCTAAATGATGCGAATGCCATAAATGTTACTTTCCACGTTTTCTTGCTATTTCTGCTTTACGCACATCTTTCATCATACGCTTTGCTATATTATTTATACGTGGTCTCATCTTGTCTAAACGCTTTTCGATCTCAGCCTTACGTGCTGGAGTCATGTCCTTTTTAGGACCATCCTTAGCAATCTTAAGAGCCATTTGAGTACGAGCCTGTCTTTGGGCACGTTTCTTCAACTTATCTGTAGAAGCAATCTTATTAGCGGCTTTACGTCTGCCCATTGCCATCTTGGTCTTGTTCTTACGAGCGGAAATACCCCGATCACGGCGTTGCTTGATATTTAGAACCTCATCCAGTTCTTCATTAGGAAACATCATAGCCGTTGCACGTGCAGTAGCTTCTGGTGTACCCTCTTGGTGTACGTTAGGATCATAATCCTCATCAAATTTGATGTGACGAATACCTTCTTCTACAGGATTGTCACGCATGCGTGGCTCTCTACGGTTCTCGCCCGGATCTTCAAGACGTAGGTTCTTAGGATCGTTGTTCAAAGGATCGTTGTCCTTGTGTCCAACGTCTTTCCCCTTGACGTTCATCTTCTTAGCCATCAAACGTCGAGCTTTATTACGAGAAGATCTCTTCTCGATTTGCTCAGGTTTACCCTGATAGTTTTCGTATTCTTTGGCATAGTTTCGTTCTAAGAACAACTTAAACGTTTTCATTTAACACTTCCACCTTCTAAGCGACATTGCTTTACGAGTTGGTCTACCCTTCTCGTCTTTCATAGGACCCTTCATTCCACTCATACGAGCACAGAATGATTTGCGGCGTCCAGCATCTTTACTGCCTGCTTTAACTTTGCCTGTAACGGCTGTTTTGAGTTTACTTCCGGGGTTCTTACGTCTATAGGCGGCGACACCTTTAGGGGTCATACCAGCACCATCTTTGGTTGCTATCTTGTGTCCCTTGGAATCTTCTCCACGAGCTTCTCGTATTGCCTTAAACGTTTTCATGTTAACGTTTACTTTTTTGGTAAGCGTTGTACTCTTTACGGCGTTCTGCTTCGGCTTTCTTTTTTGCTGGAGTATCCTTTGACATGGATCCAGTCTTAACAACACCAGAGTTCTTAATACGATTGATAAGCTTCAAGTTCTCATCAAGAGATTCTTTGTACATATTCAATTCGTACTTACTGCCCATGTTATAGACTTGTACTTGAATAGCACCCCTGTCACCCTTTAGGCGATAGCTGTTTGTCTTACCATTTCCTGGCTTACGTGGACCAGAAGCAACCTTGTCATCAATTTCACTAGGCTTAACGGTAATTCCGTAGTTCTTTTTGGCAGACGCATATGCGTGTTGCATAGCACCAGAGAAGTCTTTGTGGTAAATTTCGTATGGAGCTTTTACAGACTCAACAAATCCTTTGTCGCCCTGCTTCTTGCCATGGTTCATGACCTTTTTACCAAGAGGAGTAAGGTTACCCTTCTTGTCATACATTGTATTGACAAGCTTCTTTTCGGCGGCAGTGAGTTCTTGTACTACTTCTACCTCTTCTTTAGGCACACAGTTAGGAACTTCTTTTCCACCCTTTTTCTTCATACCAATTTGTTTGTGACTATCCCAACAAGGATCGTCCTTCTCATTAGTTGCCTTGAATTTAAGGTTCTCTAATAGCTTATCTTTGAATGTCATTTTAGTCATCTTTCCCAGAAGTTCCCATATCTTACGTTGTTAAGACTATTTATAAGATTTAATTTGGCTATTTTTTACTGATTCGACAGGCAAAACCTTACGTGCTTTCCGAAGTTTGCGGTACTCTTCGGACAGGTGTACGGTTACACCACTCACTATGTTGTGTGCGGCCTTCGTCCTGTTTACTACCCCATAGAGTTGCTCTTGAGATGGTATTGAATAAACGGATCCTATTTTCATACGCTCTTTACCTCAAACAGTTCGTGAAGATCTTTGACGTTATCTAGGCTGTATCTAGATTTGACGTGAGATTTCAATCTACCCTGACAACGATAACCAGCACCAACAACACGATAGGTTTTATCACCAATCGTGCGTACTTTACTGCCTGATGCGCCTAATCGAAACTCAACGTCGATAGCTCCTTTTAGCTCAGGTACGGGTAGTCTCAGGGGATTTTTGCCAAGATAGAATAGACCTGCGCCACCAATCTGAATGTAATAAACATTCTTACGATTGTATGCCTTGGCAATGTTCTTAGCATCGGGAAATGATCGTGTGGCATTCATTTCTTTTAACAAGCCCGCATTCTTGGCGGCAATCCAAGCTTCTTTAGTCACCGAACCAAACGGTATTGTATACGGCACTTTGCTATGAAGTTCTTTGGGTTCTTGTTTACGAATGAAGTCCACCCAAACCTTGAGTGGAGCATCTTGCACTTTAGCGGCTTTCATAAAGAATGGGATAGCATCAGCATCAACTGCATCAGGCTGAACAAGAGTACATGTCTTTTCATTACTGTCTATTCGTATAGACGTACCACCCATCTGTGGAAACATGTCAAGCTTGACCTCAATATTGAATTGCTCACCTCTGTAAGTTGCTTCAATATCTCCTGCGCCTTGGTTACTGAACCCTGCACCATTAACACTACCAACATCTAATCCATCAATCATGGCGGATTTCATGATATCAAAAACCTTTGTTTCGTAATCTAAGGCTCTTGATCCTGTTGGTTCTTCTAGTGGCGTTGCTAATATCAACTCACTTCTCCTTGATAAGTTGATACTATTTATACCATCTACTTGCGGCGAATAAACACTTTATTACCGATACTCTCTACATAGAATTGGTATTGTTCGAAATTGTCAACCATAAGATCTACGTTAAGAGTTTTTATAGTAGCTTGCAGAGATACCATCTCTGCTTCGCTAACATCTTCGGCATATAGATCTGGATCACGTTTGTCCATAATCAGTTTCATAACATATCCCCTATGAAGCCAGTGCGTATTGCACTGCCTTCTCTGCCGCTTTCATCTTGCGGTTTTGGTTTGCGCCGAACCACTGGCTGTGGAGACGATTTTCTGCATTACGACCTTGAACGTGGTCTGTAACATAAGTTACTGAGTTGAATGCTTGCCACCAAGATCCTTCGGCGTAGTTGGCTCCCGGTTGGCTCTCTAACACATCATAGCAGTTCTTTGCTTGACGTGACAGATCATCAACTGTCTTCACTGAGGCAACCTTACGCTTAGTGTCAGTGTGTGGGAACACATCGTTGTAGAAGTTGATGAGGTCTTCGGCACCGTAGCGGCGTGATCCAATGAACTGAGCCATCTCTTTATACTTCTCAAACTTCTCGTGTGCGATACCCAAGTGCTCTTTAGCCTGTTGCGGATCAAAAGCTTTACGGTGTGACACCTTCTCAACACGCTTATCGTTAGCGTTAAGAGACATAGTCAATGTGTTGTTGCATACCACACGAACAGGTGTGAAGCGCACATCGATTGACTTACCGTACATGTGTGGATTGGAGAACAGCAAGAATGATTCTACTGTATCATCACCAAAGACATCGAAGCTTTCCTTGACCTTAGCCAAAGCCCATACCTGTTGACCACCTTTAAGCGATCCCGCAGTATGCATCTCCATATCTCCTGCGGCAATGTATTCCGCAAAGAATTCAAACGCAGTCTCGTTCTGCACAGGGTTCCAATTCTCTCCAACATTGGTCAGAACTGAGTTATCAGATGTACGGATCAGGGACTGTTGTCCTGTCTTGATCTGTTGACCGTTAACGTTCACGAATGAATCGTGCTTCTCGACGTTCCAATCAAGACCCGCTTTTTGCATCATCTGAACAGGAGTGAGTTCGTTAGATACCTGAGTACCCAAGCCATGCCAAGGCGTATCGCCCGCATAAGCCATCTGAGCAACACCGTCGATAATTTCTACTTCATGTGACATTGTATTTCCCTTCACTTGTTTTCATAACTAATATAAACAATATAGCATATTGATTCGGAGTTGTCAACCCCTAATCGAAGAAGTTTCCTTCAACCCAATTAAAAGCATTAGTGATCCCAACTTGGAACCATGCGCCATCTTTAGATCCTGCAAATTTCCACAGGAGTTCTTTGTTGGCGGCTTCCATGGCACGGCTACAAGTTCCGTGCTCTTCAGTAAAGGTTACCCCATATGCGTTGAATGTATAAGTTTCCATAATATATCTCCTAAGCGAACATTGGTTGCATGTTTGAGAACACGGCGTTGTAGGCATTTACTTCGTATTCATAGTTCTCAAAGAATTCGTCATCTTCATTACCTGATGCACAGTGCTCTTCCCAACAACGGTTCATAGCTTCCATACCTTCAAGAGTATCGCCACGACCATGGCGTTTCATAGTATTCCAACCCTCTTGGAAGGAAACTTCGTCTTGGTAAAAATTAGGAATTCTAAACATGTGATTCTCGCTTTCTTTGTTTCTATACCATCTTTGTACCTGATTCGATATCAAGTGTCAAGCATATTCGACAATTTGTAGAAGTTCTGTCACCAAACGCTTACCATAGGCGGTAAACAAGATACCTTGCTTCCAAACCCAACCTTCTACACACTGACTGTTATGGAATGTCTCAGTTTGGGTCATCCACCGTAGAGCACTTTCACGATTGGGGGCACCAAGCTTCATATATGCTTTGATGTCTTGCTCTACCTGTGCAACAGCTTTCAACTCTTGTACACGATCAAACTCAGCATTAGATGCCAACTCTTCGCAAAGCTGATCCCAACGAGCTTGCTTTTCAGCAGGTGCCATTGAGTTCCAGTTATCCATGATTACACCACGAGGGCGGAAGCCATAGACTTCTTTGTGAAGGTCTGAAAATACATCATCGTCATACATGATTCGCTCTCCTATTTGCTTTCATAACTAATATGACACAAAGGAGTTTAGCTGTCAAGTCTTATTTTGTGGTTGCTCTAAAGATGCCATCCCAATCTTTTGGGAGATCTTGTGTCTTCATATACTCACAACGTTCAATCCAGATGTCATAATAGTCATCCATCTTGCCTTCGAACTTACCCTTCATATCTTTACAGATGTGGATAGCTTGGTCAAAGTGCTGTGTTGCATAGAAGTTATGCATGGTGTTGTGATTGAGCATATCCACACCATGTTTGTTAAGGTCAATGTCTAATACCGTATAAATCGTTAACCCTACAGTCTTACCCTTAACGGCAAGATTGTCAAGTTGTAAATAAAAGAAATCATTTTGCGTTAGGCTGTAGGTATGGGGTCCCACAATTAACAGAACCCCATACCCTTTGCATGCACTCTCTAGTCGAGCGGCTGTACTGACACTGTCTCCGAGGATATCATAGGAGTGTCTGGCTGTAGAACCCATCTCCCCAATATAACCAATGCCAGTATTAATGCCAGCGCCCATACCGACTTGCGGTTTACCTTGTTCCATAAGTTTTTCATTAAATTTCTCCACTGCTTTTAGCATGTTTAGTCCAACCTGTACCGCAGTCTTTGGATGACTGGGATCTGGGATTGGAGCGTTATGTATGTGCATAGTTGCGTCACCAATATATTTAATGATCATTCCGTTGGCATCTAGCACAGGTTGTGTAATTGCATCCATATAACTGTTCATCACTGTTGTCAAACCTTTAACATCATCTCCGAACGATTCACCCAATGGGGTGAAACCTCTAAGATCAGAAAATACAATGCTTACTTTTTTCTTCCGACCTTCTTTAATTAGTTGTGGGTTCTTCTGTAGGATCTCCACAACTTCTGGTGAAGCATATCCACCAAACTGTTTCTTAATAGCTTGTTTCTCTAAGAATTCTCTAACAAACTTAATACCATATACTTGTAGTGCTATGATTACAAAGACAATGGTAGGTGCTGTCACATCTATTAGCATCTTCTCCGTGTTATACATGTACATAGAATATGGTATGACAGATCCGATAAGAGCACCTGTCGCAATCAGTCCTACTATCATCCATTTGCTTAGTGCAATTAGAGCCAAACCACCAATCACAATAGCAAGTAGTTCCGCCATTGGTGCCCAATCGGGACGTTGGATGTTAGTTCCATTAAACATTGTACCTAGAACTGCCGCTTGGACTTCCCCTGCGTATACAGATCCCATAGCGGTTGGAGTAGGATTGGCTATACCTGCGGCTGTCACGTCAACGATAACAACTGCACCATCAAAGTTTGGTAGATCCGTTATGGACACTCTCTTACTCTTTTGGCTCCAATCGATCCAGACACGACCTTCACTGTCAGTCGGGATAATACCGAACTGAGGGATCCTCATCTTCTCTATGCCGTTGGGTTGTAATTTGATTTGAAAGCTAATGTCTCCTGCAAGAACACGTAATGTCTCAAGTGCTAGGCTAGGATATAGTGTACCGTCAACCATTGCTACGGTTGGCATACGTCTAACCACACCATCTATCTCTGGTTCTGTACTAATGATCCCTGCACCAACAGAGTTTTGTTCTATGATTGGGACGTTAGCAATTATACCATCGTATGGAAGAATTGCATGGATATGTTCTGGATTGATAATAGCCGCACCAGGATTGATAGGTTCGTTCTTAGTTTTGTCTGATGGGCGTGAAGCTAGGACTACAGGATAATCGTATAGAATATCACCCATATATGCATCACCACCTAGACGATCTTCTTCTGGCATCATGATTGTCCAAATCACGAGACCAGCACCCGAATCATATAAACCTTTTATTATATCACCATAAACGTTTCTTGGAAAGGGGTATTGCCCATATTTGTTTAAAGCTTCTTCATCTATCTCTGCAACATAGATGTTATTATCTACAGGCTCTTGGTTAATGATCAGTTGATCAAAGTAGTTTAGTCTAATGCTTTGCACAAAGTTAGATGGATATACAAATGTATATACTAAGATTGCTAAGGTTAAGATTGCCCACCAAGGACTCAATAGTTTCTTCATTAGTTACCGTTCTGACTTATATTAAGAGCACAACCAGTATCTGCCCAACAACTTCCATTAACTGTATATGACATACTATTAGTTCCATATTGCGTTGAGTTGATATCCGCTATTGCCATACTTCCTGTTGTAATATTTATACTCAAATAATGGTTACCAGATCCTGTCTGAGATATATCAAAGTCGTGGGGTGTGCCATCCATATCAAGATATGCATATTTGGATGCTCCTGTCTGCATCAACGCCACATCGTTTTCATCACCGTCAACGATGATCTCTGCCTCATGGTTCTCTCCATCTTGATTTACATTTAGAACAAAGTCATCACCTATCTGTGTGATGTCTAAGTCATTAGCAAAACTAGCGTTGCTGATAAATGTCAATAGAGTTGCCAGTGTTATCCCCCAACCTGTAGTCATATAACTCCCAATCGTTCTGTTGCAGATCTATAGTATAACCATATGCCTGATTTAATCTTAGTTGTACGAAGTTTTCTCCGCTATCATTTCTTCTAGAGAACACCCAATTAGGTGTTTGGTTTAGTAAGGAGATACCTGTCAATGGATCTAATCCATATATATTCGCTTCCTGTCTCAGTAGCATTGCATTCTGATCAGCAAGTTCATCACTAAACAATCTCTTTAATGCCTCATTCAATTGATCTAACATATCATACAGTAAGTCTTTAAGGTAGTCTACGTCCAAATCAAGTTCAGTAAGCCAAATTCCCTCTATTGAATCAACTAAGGCGTCATAGTCCAACCCCTCATACTGTAGAAAGTCTAACCCAAGGAAGTCTGCGGCCTGTCGTTTCTCAATTAGAATTCTGCTTTGCTCTTCAAAGTATGGATTCTGCTTACGTAGGATCAGCAGTTGGTTGATCATGCTTTCATCAATATCCAACAAAAGTGGTGGTGTTGGTTTATTGTTACTAGTTGATGCTACCGTAACTTGGAATGCTTTATTAAGTACGACAAATCCAACATCCGTCTCGACTGTTATCTCTCCTGTGTAGCACATGCCTGCTGTATCACAACTTGGAAGTAATGTGACCATACTACCACCTGTTTCATCCACAACCATAATGAAGTCTGTGCCACGAACACCAATCGTTGCAGATGGAGTTCGTATTCTTACCCTTTGTCTACTATTTTTGGCAATCTGACCACTTGCGTATCGGATTGTTCCTAAACTTGCTTTGAGACCAAGTGATCCCTTTCCAGTAGATGGGTCATAAACAAAGTCATCAATGATAAGACGTGAGTGTTCTGTTATGTCAACTCTTGTCTCATCAATGAAGTTGATAGTCATGGCAGAGTTAGCCGTAACTGCCGTATCATCCATTTGTATTCCAGTACCCTTCTCCGCACTTATTGCGGAGTTATCACGCTCAATCGCCGCACCACCTTCTTTACCTTTAAGTTGGGCAATCTCGCCAATGTTTGCATATGCCGAAGTAGACATACACACTAATAATAAAAAGTACTTTAACATCAGTCAGATTGTGTGATGTTTATAGCTTGTGTATCGCCATTTGTGTGAAGATCAATTACGTTGTCGTATATACCACTTTGGTTTATAACAACAGCATGCCCACGACCCTTTAAGTCAAGACTGATTGTGTGTCCGTTAAGATCTCCATCACCAGAAACGTCAATGTCTAATGTGCTGTTAGACGTTTCAAGACTTGCGTTCTTATCAATTGCTACTGTTATAGACGCACTTGTACCATCAACATCTGTTGTGATAACGTTTCCGCTATCGTCAACTGTGAAGTTGATTGTAGAGTTACTCGCATCTGCGGTCTCACCAATATTGATTGTATAGTCTTGGTTGTCGCCATCGGCATCAATGTTAAGTGTCACAGTATCGCAGTTACCCCCAGCGGCACTAGAACACATAAGATCGATCTCATTATTACTGCCCAATATGTCCCAAGTACCTACATAGGTGCTACCAAGAATTTGTGCCGTAATGCTGTTCGAGTTACCTGTCTGTGTTATGCTGAATGTCATAGAGTCGGAAGCACCACTAACAGATCCTAAAACTACATCTTGTAGACTAGTACCTATGGTGTTGTTCTGACCGTCTTGGACAATGTCCAAATCTAAAGTGTCACCAACCTGTGTTATGTATATGTCGTTTGCGCTAATCGGCGTAAATGGTATGCTAAGTGCGCACACCAATACTAAAAGCTTCGATGAATACTTCATTAATATTTCCTATCATCCGCCAGCCTTTGGATCTACCAAAAACTTCCAGAATTGTCTGTTTTTCCCTTCGTTAATAAGTTCAATAACGCCAGCCTCAATCGCTGATCTGACTGCATAATTAACTGGTTCATTCAAACTATAACCAGTTTCCGCTTCAACTAACTTAGTCCCCATATCAAAGAACTTAAACATATCTGCGCCTGTTTGGTGACTTGCTATGTTCTTTTCAGTAGCAACACTCAGTAATACCTTACCTGTGCTAACACTAACTAATCTCATGACTATTGTGACGGTATCAACTCTATATTGTTGTTGAACACCAAGACCAAGATACTTTGCACCTGATCCACCTGTAGCCACACTTGAGTCATAACCAACAATGCCACCCTCAAGAATGAGACCAGCAAATACCATTGGCTTTAGAGGCGTAGGTCCGTCTGCGAGGTTCTTCTCATAGACTTCTCTTGTGTTTCTAACAAGCTGTCTCTCTCTGACTAAATTGTCAAGACCAACTCGTTCAACAACCTCAAACCATGTTCCGTGACCAACATCTTGTAATGCTTTGATCACCCACACTTCCGCACCTTGAGTAACGGCACTACTTAAACTTGCACCCCCACTGCTAGGCTTTCTCTGTCCTGTCATATCCTTAAACTGATAAACAGCAATGGTCATAACCTTACCATCCATCTGAGGATAGTCGGAAATATCATTAGGAGAAACCTGTACCACAGGCTCTTGTCCTATAGGATACTGCGAAAGATCCGCACAACCTGCAAGTAATGCTATTATCGTTATCAAAGCAAAACGCATCAGAAGTTAAACTCCCCTGATCCTGGAATAGTAATAGTTGTAGTACCATCGTCATTTGTTATGACTAAGGTGATAGATCCTGTAGTAGAATCTTTAGACCACTCAATCGTACTTCCCTCAATCTCTGTAGATCCGCTACTAGCGCAATCATCTCCTGTACACTCCGCAAACATGGAGTCAACCATCTGTTTACTCAGTGTCGCATATATTCTACTCTCAAGGTTCTTAATAAATTTGTTTAATGTGGTATTCTCTAGCTCACGCTCAATGCGATTAGCTTCCGCTCTCATTTCGTCGTTTCTGTCCTTCTGCCTATTGAACAGTAATTGCTCAGTAGATAGTGCATGGGAAGAATATCCTTGCCCACTAAAGGAAGGGTTCTTAAAAGTAAAAGTTAACTCCGCATTACTTTGTGTTGGGAGTAACACCAAAGCTATTAGGCTTAGGATCATCTTCTTTTTCATCGGCTTGACCTGTTGAGTTGTGGCTTTCGCTCTTTGATTGGAACTTAGCAACTTCACTATCCATGCCACGATGTTCCAACACCATCGAAAGCTTACTGTTTAATCTTATCATATCGTTGTCGAGCATACGAACTCTATCAACCAACCGTATCAGCGTCATCATAGTTTCACCAATAACAGGGTCAATAGTTTCCGTAACCCACTTCCATATAAAGTAGATAAAGTAACCCATGCCAACAGAGGCAACGACAGGAAAGCCGTATTCACTTATAGCTTGGGTTACACTATCCATCCTAGTCCTTATTCTCATAAATTATAGAAGCATATGATTGATCATCAGTAGCTTCATTATGAATATTACCGTGTATACTGCCAACATTCTCAAAGTATCCGTTAGGACCTACTCTGAACATATCACCAATTTCGAGTTTCACATCATCAATAACGAAGAACTTATCATCTGTGTTCTTTCCATTGAGAATCCGAAACCCATTACTAAACTTAGATAGTACCAAGTCTTTCCAAATCATTTAATCTCTCCTTGCGTCTTCCTTACCTTCGTTAGCCGCAATGCGGTCAATATTAGGTTTGACATTTAGAGCATAACTAAGTAAGGCATCAATTTTCACTAAATCGTTGTTCATTGTCTGCACCCTATTGTCAAGGGAACCGATTATACTCTTAAGAGTTGTTACAGAATCCGTAACACTCGCTAGAATAAACTTCAATGTGATAAACACGAACAACCCTGCGGCTATTGCCCCAGCTATCGGAAATCCCACTTTATCTATTATTGCAAATATATCCATACACCTATTTATACAAAAAGAAAGGGGAACCCGAAGATTCCCCTTTACATCGTTCTCTAACCGTAGAGTTCATCGGATGTGTTAGGCCATCACACCATTCGTATTAGAATGCAAAGGACAAATTCAAGGAAGGTGAATATTGTTCGCTATTCATGTCGTAGTTAAGCTTGCTTTCGATAGAAGCGGTATCACTAAGACCAATTAGATAAGAACCACCAAGGTTCTGTGTCATGTCATTTTCGTCACCGTTCAAGTAACCTGTGACACCAAGCAATGTTGTTGAGCCTTCGTATGCCCATACATCGTTTGCGTATGTCATTACTGTATCAACAGATTGTTCCTTGATCTCAAGACCAAAACCCACACCAACAGCAATATCTTTAGTGTTGATGTTATAGTCGGCAGAAGTAGATACTGCAATACCACTAAGTTCTAGTTCGTAAGAACCTTGCAAACTTGCAATGTCTGTTACGTCTGTACCGATATCAGTAAATGCGAGACCTACGCTTACACCAGAAAAAGCGGCTTGCAATGATGTTCCCATAGACGGATCTGCAAGTGGGCTATTCACGGCAGAAGCTTCACCTTCTACGAAAAGGTTTCCTTGCTTACCAAAAGACAGACTACCCGAACCAACTGCGTGGCCTACGTTCCAGTCGCCTACTGCTAGTTTGTCGTCTGCACCAGCAACTACTTCGACGCTACCAAAGGCATCGCCTACGGCAGTTACATCAAAAGCGATTTTCTTTGTAGCGATATACTTACCCGCAGTGTTTTCTGTGATGTCAATGTCAGCATCTACGGCGATATCCGCACCAAATGCACTTGTTGACATAGCAATCATTGCTAGAGAAGAGATTAATAGTTTCATGTTCATTCCTTGTTAATTGTTAGTACGACTTTTCTGTTGCTAGGTAAGTCGCCAACCCCCTTAAATTAGGCCGCTAGGCGCAATTCAGAAGGAGCAAAGTTATTGTTTGCATTTAGTAGTTTTGACCAATTACGCAGTCACCCGATAAACTCCACGTTCACTTTCACACCTGTCGATCCTAGTTCCGCCCCATCAAAAGTGCATAGCTTCGACGCACCCATTTGGGCCATCTATGTTCTGCAAAACTTCCTATTGCAGTAGGACGCAATGCACTTTTGGTGGAGCGGTTGGGTACTGCCCCCAAGTCCAGAATGTGTCCACGTTGCTTCAACGTCTACAATTTATATAGTATCACAGACCACCTAAAGTGTCAATGGACTGTGACATTGATTTAATGTTGTGACATATATCACACAGGAGCGGCATACGTCTGTTCTAGTTCAACAGGTTGTGGTTCGTTGTAATCTACTTCGAACCCACCCTCATCAAACTTAGGCGGTGGCGCATTCATCTTCATTAGATGAGACACACCACCATGCAACTGTTCCATCAAGTTACGAGTGTTAAACTGCAACTCTTCAAGATCTCCATTGTTGTCAATAGTAAAGTCTGCCATCCACTGCTTAAGGCTCATGCTGTCATCGCCTTCACTAGGCAAATGATCTGAGCGATCAATCCAAATACAGAAGTCATAAACACCTGTATTCTGCATAGCAAAGAACTCACGTTTGTTGCGTAGCCCACAGTAGATATCATACTCAGCAAACATTTGGCGACCTAATCGTGCGGCATCATTCTTGTTGTATGCACAGATTGCATCATACCATTCGGCACGATGATTGTGTCGATCTTCATAACACTCTTCAATATCTTTATAACCATATTTTGGCTTTAACATATCATAGATGAAGTGTTTGCAACAAAAGTGACTACTGCTTTCAAATGTATAGTCCATATTGTCTCTGAGCATTTCACACACGGTATCTTTACCATGCCTTCCATGCCCAATGATTAGTAGTTTTAGTTTAGGTAGTTCTGGTGCTGTTTCCATGATGATTATTTCGCTTTGTAAAAGATGTGGGTTCCGATTGTCGCTGTTTTATTCATATACTCTTCAGTAGCCCAATTAGGACTTACGTAGTCTGCGTGATAGTGGTCTGCACCACCAGTATTGTCTTCAACACGTTCTCCCAACACATCGGCGGCAATAAGTTTAGCCTTGTGATATGCATAAAGATCCTTGGGACGATGGTCATCTATCAACCATGTCCAAGAGAATTGTTTACGAGCGTATACGACTTCGCATACGGTGTTGCCATGTTTAGAGGAATCCACACGGTTCATAGTAACATGAGCCACTGCGTACTGCCCCTCTTCAGATTCGCCACGTGCTTCGTGATACACATTTAATGCCAAGCATTCCTTAGCTTCTGCGTATTCTTTAGTAACGACGGTTATACATGCGCCCAACGAAAGCATCAGTGCTAACGTCATGCTACCTGATAGAATGTTTTTCATAGTAATTCGCCTCATAAGTACCCCTAATATACTTCTGTTTTTACGACTTGTCAATGACTAAATGTATTCTTTTTCAAGTTTCTTGATACCCAAAGACCAGTTTTCTGCGGCATCTTGGATATATCGGATAGAATGGTCTGGAAAGTGTTCTGTGTAAAACATCGTGTCGTTACTATCAAAGTACTTAATGTAACCTCTTTCGGTTTTGTAATCGAAATGTACTTCACATTTCCCCTTTCCACTCTCAGCTTTGTAGGTTTCGAGTTTTCTACCCATCTTGAACGAACTCCTTTGTCATTGGAAATATCTTTGAGATCTCGACGGCAATGGCACGTGCCAGTTCCATATGTTCTAGTTGAGTTCCGTTGCCGCTTCTCAGTTCTATATAGTGTATCCAAGAACGCAAGGTTGCGTTTGCAAACAGACGAGATACAGTATTTCCTTCGGGTAGGACAGATCTCGCTTGTTCCTTTGCAATGCCCATTGAGATTGCCCAATTATATGCCAACTTAGCTTCGTGGATGATCTGATCTTGTTTCATTCTCCATGCTCTAGCAAGTTCTTTATCCGTATTAGGCACGGAGTTCTGTCGGTTCTTAGTATCTTGCATACGTGCTTCTCGAACAACAAATGCCTCTTTCATATCTTGAGGATCTGCATAGCGTTGCGAAAACTCTTGAAAAGACATTGAACGGTGGCGCAACAGTTGCCTGGCGATATCACGGGTAGTCTCAACACCGAGTGTACAAGACACCATTTCTAGTGGCGACCAATGTTTATGCTTAACCAAATATCGGATAAGCTTATCGGCAGTTTCTGTGTTCATTTCATTAGCTGGGTTTGATACCCTAGCACAATAACTAATAAGATCTTGAGCATCTTTGATACCCCCCTCAAACAGTTCTTTTGAGGGTTGAGGTGTTACTACTGTCCATACTTTCATCGTATCATTCCATCTTGAAGTTATTGAATTTCTCTTGTGCGGTGGTATTATCGAATACAGGAATATCCTTCATCAGACCTTCAGTCGGATCCCCTTCGGCATCCATCAGTCTCATTCGTGATCTATCTATACCCACAACAAACCGCTTATTAGTACTAACGTCATTGTATCGGTTCTTAAGCTGTTTAACCATAACTTGACCAACAGCATCTAATTCCTCAGTTGCTATCAAAGCAAACATCAGGTCTGCCGTAGCGGGTAATCCAAAAGACTCACTCGTGTCTTCAAGCCCAACATCCGAGTTACCAAAACCAGAACGTGTCGTTTGCGTTGCAGTGAAGAGCGGGAGATCGAATTCCACTGCCAGTCCACGAAGTTCTTCTGCAATCGCTTTAATGTAAGTATAAGAATTGATTGATCCCCCCATTGCTTTCATACGTGAAGAAGAACAGATGTTCAGATAGTCAATAAAGATGATATCTGGCTTGAACTTCTTCTTTAGCTTTAATTCATTTAGTAGTGCTCTAAAGTGTCCTGAGTGTGCAGAACCTGTTGGATACTCTTTAACAATAAGCTTACCACAGTTGCCTTTACGAAGACGTGCAATCTTTTCAGAGTATGCATCACGAGACAGTGTGTCTAGTTCGTTAATAGGAACGTTTAGAATATTCGCATCAACACGTTCCGCAATACGTTCTTCGCTCATCTCCATTGTGATATAGAGAACGTTCTTACCTTGCTCCATAGCGGCACCAGCAAAGTGACACATGGCAAGAGATTTGCCAACGCCTGT